TAAAAAATAACTATTAACCGATCCATTGTTACCAGAATATTGTATACCTTTATTAGTGTCATCTAAATAAAGCGCACCGCTAGTTCCGGTTCCTGCATTTTTCATCACACCACGTCCACTTACTTCTAAACGTAAACTAGGACTAGTAGTACCAATACCTACATTTCCATTTGTATAAGCAATGTTATTAGTAAATGTTGTCCATTGTGAACTCATATAAGCACTGCCATTTTGATATAAAGATCCTGTAAAATTAATATTTCCAGCAGTTAAACCAGTTACATTTAATATACCAATAGTTTCATTTGTAGCTATTATATTAGTAATATTTGCCGTTTTGTCAATAGTAACACCACCAGCTACATATAAAGCACCATTATTTACACCACTAATAGCGTCCTGTGTATTTAATACTTGTATACTATTTGTAATTAACGTACCCTGTGTTTCTAAATTATCCCTACTATATGTACCTGTATTTGTTATTTCATTTACATTGTATCTTAATATACTATTACTATAATTTGTAATATTTGTTGAAGTATATTGAATTTGTCCAAGTGAAGTTATAGTAAAATTAAATCCTGAAGAATCACCCATACTTGAAACTAATAATTCCCAAAGAGTATTATTTTGATTGCCTTCTAAAGTAAATGATTCATATAAATTTCCACCAGTTGTACGAGTTATACTTACAGTTAAATTTACAATAAAATATCTAATATCAGAATTATTAAATGATAATCCTGTTACATTAGATGCTATTGATTGATTGTTATTTGGTGTAAAAGATCCAGAAAACATATTAGATACACCTAAATTAATACTATTTACAATTAAATTTCCAGCTGTAACACTACCTCCACCTAAAGACCCCCATGTACTTCCTGTTCCATATCCTTCAAAATTATCTGTATCAGAATTATATCTTATAAAACCTATTTGTGCTGAAGCTGGTCGTTGAGCATTTGTTCCAACCGGAACTTTTAATATTTGACTATCTATATAAACATTTCCTAAAATAGATATATTTCCACTATATGTAGCAGATAATACATTACCAAATTGTGAATTTGCAAGTGCAAAATTTCCAGAGGTAACTGAATTAACATTTTGTCCTAATCGCCATGATGATCCTGTATTACTTGTTTCACTAAAATTATTTTTACTATAAAAAATAATACTTGTTTCAGATCTGTCAGTTGTTGGTGCTAATTTAATTTGTGGTGCTGAATCTGTTCTTGACAATATATTACTATTAATCCCTAATCCACCGTATAACACAACACTTGCATTTTCAGAACTTGTAGCTACTGTAGAATCTAATATTTTTAATTTTCCACCAACATATAAATCTTTTGCAATCGCCCCTCCACCTGCTATACTTATTCCACCACCAGAAGTAACACTTGTAGCATTTACTGTACTCGAAATACCCATTCCACCAGTTAAAACTACAGCTCCAGATGAATAACTTGTACTAGGGTTAGAACTACTAAAATTTAAATTACCAGTACTTGTAGTTGTAAGACTTAAAGATCCTAATATATATACACTACCAGTAATACCCATTCCACCAGAAACTGTTAATGCACCAGTTGTTGCATTAGTACTTGCTGTCCCACTTGCTAAAATCACATTGTTTGTAAAAGTAGAAGATGTGTCATTTATAATTAATCTACTAGTTATACCATCTGGTAATACATTTAAAGTTCCATTATTTAAAATTTGTAAACGCATTTTATCATCAGCTGTAAATAAATTTATTGTTCCATTAGCTGTATTTCCAGCATATAAATTTAATTTCCCGTTATTACTTGATGAACTTTCATTACCATATAAAATTATACGACTCCCTGTTGTATTTAAAGATGAAGTTCCTGATAATCCTAAATAACCATCATTACTTCCTGTTGTTGTATTTATACCTATAAAATTATTTTTATTTAACGTTAATATTGAATTCATATTTGTTGTTGTATTAAAACCAATACCCATTTTTGAACCAATTATAACACCACTCGCATTTCCATTAACATTTAAAAATGTATAACTACTAACCGATTCACTATTTAAAACTAAATTACCAAATGCAGAATTTATTTTAACATTATTTACATTATCTAACGATATAATATTTGCACGGGACGTACCAGTTATATCTAACCATTTCAGATATTTATTATTATCTATTGTTAAATTATCTTTAAAACTATATGAACTAGACATCTATTATAAATAATAAAGAAAATAATAATATCATGTAAAATAAATTCTAAATAAATTAATTCAAAATTTGTATAAAAAAAAATTATTTATATATAATAAAAATAAATATGAATACTCAAATGTTTTTTACAGCCATTTCTTTATTAGTAGTTGGAATTCTTTCAATTGCTACATCATCTATTGCTATCGAATGTTATAATAACAATGCACAAATGAAAACAGATAAAAAAGATAATTACAACTTTATAATTGTTAACTTAACTTTTGCAATCATAATGGTTATTGTTTCACTTGCAAGCGCATATTTAGCTATTAGAGGATAATTTAAATTAAATAAATTTCTATTACAAATTATTTAATTTAAAAACAAGATTATTATTAAATTTATAATATAAAATGTCTTCAACAAGAATTTTTGAAATTAAAACGTTAAAAAGTGTTATTGTTAAAAATTTATTTGAGGTTATTAAACCATATATTAAAGAAACAAATATACTTATAAATAAAGATTGTATTAAAATTTCTACAATGGATACATCAAAAGTTTCACTAACATATGTAAAATTAGATGCAAATAAATTTGAAAGTTATCATTGTTCAAAAGCTGTTGTAATTGGTATTGATACAAATACATTTTTTAAAACTATAAAATCTGCTAATAGAAGGGAAACTATTACATTATATATGAATGAAAACGAAGAAGACAAATTAGGTATAGAATTAGCTGATCCATTTATGGGTAAAGTTAAAGATTATAAAATACCATTATTAGTATTAGATGATAAAGTTATTAATATATCAGAAATGATGTTTGATTATGTAATCAATATGCCTTCAATTCAATTTCAACAAATTATTAAGGATATACAATTATTAGAAGGTAAAGTTGTAGAAATAAAAAGTATTGATAAACAATTAATTTTTAGTTGTGAAGATGGTTTAGCTAATTTTAAAACTGCTATAAGTGAAATAGATGATAATTTAAATAAAGATCAAAAAGCTTTATTACAACAAAATGGTGAAGATATTAGATCTATTAAATTTGAAAAAACACATGATAAAATAGTTCAAGGTAAATTTAAATTAAGTCATCTAATGAATTTTATTAAAGCATCACATTTATGTGAAAATATGAATATCTTATTAACAAACGATAAACCCTTAATTTTAGAATACTTTGTTGCAGATTTAGGTATCTTGAGATTCTTACTTGTATCTCATACAGATTAAAATCAAAACAATTTTAAAAATATAATATAATTAAATACTGCAAATTAAGTTATTAAATTAATATACTTTATTATTTATTTATTTAATTAATTAAATATTGTTAATTGTTTTTGTTTAAAATTAACATTTATATTATTGTAAAAATATATAATATGAATGAATCTGATAAAAAAACATTTAGTTCAATAAAAAGTGCAAAATCTTCAAATTCAAAACGTTCGCAATCTAAAAGTAAATTAGAAAAAGTCGATATAGAATCTGAAGATATTTCATTATCTCAATTAGAATTAATGGCAAATAAAAAAAAAGTAAACAAACCAGTAAATGATGTGTCAGAAAAATTATCTAAAAGTGAAAATGAAATTAGAAAAAGCGAGTCATCATCTGATAGTTCATCAAGTTCTTTGGATGACATAAGAGATAAACGTAGAAAAGAAAGATATATAACAAAAGAAAATAAAAATGATATGATAAGGCAAGAGAAAAGTGAATTGTTATTCAAATTTAATAAATTAAATATTAAGGGTCAATGGAGTTCTTTACGTTTGGATATGAATAGTAGTTTAGATGAAATTAAAAATGAATATGAAAGAGTACGTAATGAAATTCAAACTGAACGTTCTGTTGCATTTTTTAAAAGAATGTTATTATTGGGTGTTCAAGGTATAGAAATGATGAATACTAAATTTGATCCATTAGGTGTTGATTTAGATGGATGGAGTGAGGCTATGGGGTATTCTATGGAAAATCAAGAATACGATGAAGTAATGGCTGAATTATATGAGAAATATAAAGGTAGAGGTCAAATGTCACCAGAAATGAGATTAATCTTTATGATAATTAGTTCGGCTACAATGTTTACTATTTCTAAAAAAATAACTAAAATGGATAGCGGTAATCCATTTAAATCATTTATTGGAGGTTTTATGAATAATCAACAACAACCTAGAACTACATATGTACCAAATCCAAATGACTTGAGAAATGATAATAGATCAGAAACATCTGATGATAACATGCCTTCTCGTATAAATGGACCTAACTCTCAATATATTAACGGTGATGAAGTAGATATTAATAATATTTTAAGAACTATGAATGAAAGAAAATTAGAAAAACAAAATCAATCGGAAATATCGGAAGATCTTTTTAAAAATATTCCAATAAATAATAAAACAAAACGTAAAGGACGTCCAAAAAAAGTAAATAATAGTATACGTATGCAATAAATATTTAATTTATATTTTTAAGTGTTTCATTTTTTCTTTTTATACGCTCATCAACTAATGTAAATACAGTTTTTGATAAAAATGCAGTAGTTATAACATTTGGATCTATATTTGTTAATTTTGCACCAAATATCATAGTGATATAAAAAGCTGTAAACATTACTATATTTTTTAAATTGGTATCATTTGTTTTAGTAAATTCAAAATATAATATAGCTATAAAAATGCCTTTTATTACATAATCTATCATCTTAATATAATATATGAAAAAAAGTTTACATTAAATAAAAATAAAATTAATTAAAGAATTTAATGTAAACTTTTTTTCACATATTATATTAAGAGAATGAGTTATTCATATTTAAAAAATGTTTTTCCTAAATTTGAAGATTCTACAAAAGTATATAATAGTAGTTTATATACAAATATTAGTACATGTGAATCATCTATACCATTACCAGAAAATATAAATAAAAATACAAATAAAAACATAAATGTAAATGAAATTAAACATCAAGATGATATTGTTTTACCACAAAAAACATTATTAGAAAGTTTTAATCAAGAAACTGAATTAGCACCCATTGTAACTAATAAAAAGTCATCTGACAATTTAAAATTTTATAATTTACCTTATGTACCACCTCATAAAAATACAATAGAAAAATTTGAAGACACTACTATTACAAAATTAGATTGTGATTTATATATTAAACATATAAATGAATGTAATAAATGTAAATCTATTTGTTTAAAACAATTTGGTATAGAAACAGATAGAATAAAAAATGAAGAAATAATGGAAATTGTTTCTTATATTGTTTTTGGATTATTTATATTACTATTAATCGATTATTTAAAAACTTCTAAATAACGTTACTTTTAAAAAAGTAACATCAAAACTAGGCTCACGCCTGCAATAACTACTACTATATAAACCATAATAATTTATTTGCAGGCGCGAGCCTAGTTTTGATGTTACTTTTTTAAAAGTAACTATTACGTATATTAATAAATAATAATTTATTAAAATTTATTAATATTAAAATGGATATAGATGAAAATGACTTGTTGTTTAGTAATGAATACATTCCTTATCCAGAAATAAATAAAGAAATTACATCTGAATCAAATCAAGAATTTAAAAAGTTTTACGAAAAAGAAACGATTCTTCAAGAAGAAAAAAAAATACGTGAAAATTTAGATCGAATATCAATTAAAAACTTAGGTTTAGATGATGAAACAGATGATCAAAATTTATTAAATACAAATAAATTTGAATTGCAGAATTCAGACATAAATAATAATAATGGTGGTTTAAAAAGACGAATAAAAGAAGTTATAACATATGTTAGTGTAGATTCTAGAGATAGAAACAAATCATTATATCCTAAAGCTAGTTATTTTAAAATTTTTCTAGGTAAAACATTTTATAATGTTAAAAGTATTCAATTATCTAGTATGGAATTTCCAAATACAAATGCCGTTATAAATTCAAATAATAATAAAATTTATTGGAGAAATAAAGAAGATATTGATATAGATAAAATTAATGTTATAACACATAAATATCCTATTTATAATAGTACTCTTAGAATAGGTAGTTATGTTGCTACAACTTTAGAAACAGAAATGTTTAATAAATTATCATTAGTAAAAAGACAAGACGGTGCTTCCCAAAATTTTCATTATTTTATTGTAGATCTAGATTTAGACACTGATATAGTAACATTTACATCACTTATTTTAAATTCATTAGTTGTTAACCCTTTATCATGTAGTTCAAATTCTGGTATAATTACAGTAAAACATGATAATCATGGTTTAAAAAATAATGATCAAATTTATTTAGTAGGAGCACAAACAATAGGTGGAATATCAAGTTCATATTTAAATACTATTCATACTATAAATGTTATTGACGAAAATAAATATATATTTGAAGTTAACATTAAAGCAGCTCTACAAGTAGATGCTGGAGGTGGTAATACAGTAAAAGCTGGGAAAATAGCTCCTTTTCAATTTTTATATGGTGATTATACAGGTACTGTTGCTCAAAATATAGGGTTTCCATTAGAAAACAGTTCACAATTAATTAAGACATACATAAAATCAATTGAGACAATTCATCAAGTTTTAATTACAACTACAGAACCACATCGTTTAATTAATACATTTGATCATTTAGGTCAATCTTGTACTATTACTGGATCTGGGACAAATCCAAATATAGATGGAACTCGTATTATAACTAAAATCATTAACCAATATAGTTTTTTGATTTTAGTAAATGAACCTTTATCGATTATTAATCTAAATAATCCTACTGTAGAATTTAAATTCGAAATTGATAGTATTGATATTTCTTATACTTTAAATATAAATTCTATTTCTAATTACAATTATAATACAGTAATTGTAACAACTTTCACTGATCATAATTATGATGTCTCTCATATTGGATCAAATGTTACATTATACGAAACAAAAACCGTACCTGTTTTAGATGGAACACACGAAATAGATGGTATTTTTGCACAAGATAGTTTTATATTTATAGAGTCTATATTAAAAGAATTTGTATATGATCCTACGAAACATAAAATAAGTGATGGGGGATATATTTCTAGAAATCACCCAATAACTACACATACTGTAAACATTACTAGTATAACATCTGGATCAATAACAACATTAGAATGTCCTAATCATAACTTAAGACCAAATGATAAAATACAAATTAATAATATTATATCCAATCCAAATATTAATGGAACTCATCTTATTCATACAACACCTACATCTGATCTTATTACTTTAAATTACAATACAAATAATGCATATATATCAACAGATACTCAGAACATGTCATATATTGGAACTGGATTATGTACAGTCTCTTTTCCAAATCACAATTTCAATAATATAATAAGTATTCAAAATACATCAGCCCCCACAGGATTTACATCAGATGGATATTTTTTGGTTGTACAAACACAATTACCTCATGAATTAACAACAGGTGGATCAATAATACGTTTTTCACAAACACAAACTTATCCAAATATTAATTTAAATTTAAATGTTGGACATAATATATTTAATGTAATAGATTCTGATGAATTTATAATTAGAGTAACATCTGGTGCCCCATTACCTTCACCTATTACATCTGGTATTATAGGGTTTGATCAAGATTTTAAATTATATAATATAAAAGACGTAGGTGGTATTATAGGTGACAATTTTAATAATAAAAATTTTACAATAAGAAATATTATAGATGAAAACACTTTTACTTTTTATACAAACGATTTTTTAGCTACTAGTACAGAATCTGGCGGTGGAGATTCTGGTTATATAAGTAGTTTAATTCATGGATTTAATGGTATACAACAAAATACTAAAGATAATCTTTTAAACAGATCTATTAATTTACAAGGAGAAAATTATAGTTTTTTATGTTGTCCACAACTTTCTACTATGATGAATACTGGAGATGTAAAAAACGTTTTTGCAAGAGTTATCTTAGATCAATCTCCTGGTAGCATGGTTTTTTCTTATTTAAGTAATCCAAAAATATTTGATAAAACACCTTTAGATAAATTAGATGAATTAGAATTTTCAATACAAAATTACGATGGTACTTTATATGAATTTAATGATTTAGATTATTCATTTACATTACAAATCACTGAAAATATAGATGTGACTGATAGCTTTAATGTATCAAGTAAAAGAGGGATCGTTGATAATTAATATTTTTATTATATTATTTAAATATACACTAATGAATGATTTTCTTAAAATAAACGAAATGATAGATCTTTTAAAAGTAAATGAAAAAAATGAAATAAATCAATTTAAAAAACATTTAGATCAACAATTATCTAAGAATTATAATAAGGAATCAAACCAATCTCTTAATAAAATATCACATAATACTAAACAATCAAATAATAGAAATACTGATACAATATCTGATAAAAAAATCGTATCAGAACATTTTGAAACTATAGAAAATAATTCAATTGAAAAAACAAAAGAAATATCTGAAAAAATATCTGAAGAAATATCTGAAGAAATATCTGAAAAAATATCTAAAGAAATATCTGAAGAAATATCTGAAAAAATATCTAAAGAAATATCTGAAGAAATATCTGAAAAAATATCTGAAGAAATATCAAATCATAATAATATTCACAAAACTATAAATACTAATACACAAACCGATTTTGATACAAATGAAATACAAAACAACGAAATAAAAAATATTTATACTAAAACTGATATCGGGTTTGTTTTATTTTGTTTTGATCATCGTTTTATAAATAATATGTATGAATTATTAAATAGAGATCCAATAATTAAATCATTTAATTATTTCGCTTTAGCTGGTGGTAGTTTAGGATTTTTAAAAAATGAATTAGGATGTTGGGATAAAACATGTATAGATCATATTAAATTAGCACAAAAGATCCATAATATTAAAAAAATAATTATAATAGATCATGAAGATTGTGAAATGTATAAAGATTATTACAATGACTTAAAAAAACATCCAAAAAGAGAAAAAAAACATCACATTAATAATTTAACTGAATTAATGGAAATTTTTGAAAAACATTTTCAATTAACTGTAGATGCATTTATATTAAATTTAGATGGATCATTTATTAAAATTTAAAAGTAGTAATAAAATAAAAATGAAAAAATTTTATTTTATTAATTAGTATATGTCAGAATCTAATATTCCTATTCCAGATGGTTCGTATTTATCTAAACGAGGTTATGTTATTAGAAAAGATTCTATTTCTGATAAAGAATTAAAATTTCTAAAAACAACTTTAGTTGCACGACCATTACAAGATGATAAATATACTTTTTTTAATAAACAAGACAATTCTTTTCCAATTTATATTGAAACAAAAAATAAAATTTATATTCCAAAAATGTTTGGTATTAATCGTTACGGATTTCCAGAACGTTTAATGCCCAATTATACAGGAATTATATGGGATAAAGACATAAAATTTACTGGAAATTTATATCCAATTCAACAACAAGCCGTATCAAAGTTAGTAAATGAACTAAAAAATGGTAAAACTGGTGGTATTTTATCACTTGGAACAGGCCTTGGAAAAAGTATTTCGGCATTAAATGCTTTATCACAAATTCGAGGCAAAACATTAATTATTGTTAATAAAATACCTTTAATGAAACAATGGGAATCAGAAATTAAAAATTTTTTACCCCTTGCAGAAATAGGATTTATTCAGGGGCAAAAGAATGTATCTGTAGATAATAAAGACATAGTAATAGCTATGTTACAAAGTTTATCAAGAATAGATTATCCAGATTCACTTTTTGAAACCATAAATACAATAGTAGTTGATGAAATTCATCATTTGTCAAGTCGAGTATTTTCTCAAGTATTATCTAAATTATCTTGTCAATATACTATAGGATTATCAGCAACACCAAAACGTTCAGATGGTTGCGAATACGTATTTAAACATCACATAGGAGATATAGTTTATCAGTCTTCTACGGAAAGAGCTGGCTTACATCCAATTATAAGAACAATTAAAATAAATTCAGATGAATATAAAGAAATTTCTACAATAAATCAAATTACTGGTCAGAACCAAATACAATTTACAAGCATGATATCAGAATTAATTACAATGGAAAAAAGAAATAAACTTATTATTGAATTAATTAAACATCTTACTCTTTCTGAAAATAGAAAATTATTAATACTAAGTGATCGTCGTGATCATTTAAAAAATCTTAAAACATCGTTAGATAACGATCTTGAAATTACATTTACATATGGATTATTTTTAGGTCAAATGAAATATAAAGATTTAGAAAGATCTAAATCAAGTCAAGTTATTTTAGCAACATTTAGTGCATTTGGTGAAGGTGTTTCCGAAAAAGATTTAGATACATTAATATTAATAACACCTAAGAAATTTATTGGACATTTAAAAAATTCAATTAAAAATGAAAGTGGACGTTTAGAACAAATTGTCGGTAGAATTTTTAGAAAAGAACATACAGACAAAAATCCATTAATTATTGATTTACAAGATAATTTTTCAGTATATAAAACACAAAATTCTGGAAGAAATGTTTTTTATAAACAACATTTCGTAAATGCCGTTTTTGAAAATCATAGTATCAATTTAGATGATTATGATTTAGATAAAATATCAATTAATTGTATACAAAAACAACGTAAAAGATTAGTTAAAAAAGACGACGCAAATGAAGATCAAAATATAAAACAAATGTCTGAAAATTTACAAAAATTTTGTATAATAGAAGACTAAATCAAATTTGATATAGATTTAAAATATTTATCTAATATATCCATTTTCTCTAAAGTTTTTGAAAACCCTATATTTTCTGCTACTAAATATGATTTGTCTGAATATTCTTTAAAAATTTCTTGACGTTTTTGTGCAATTTTTGAAAGTTCTGTATCTGTTAAAATACCATTTGAAACGTTTTCTAATTCTTTATGATATTCATTTGTTATCATTATATTATCAAATGTATTATCACCATAATTTTTAATAAATAAATCAGATACTTTTTTATCAAATGAATTTAATTTTCTAGAAATTTCATATAAGTCAGGATAATTATTCTTTATAATAGTAACTTGATTATTCATATATATAATTAAATAATATTATTATATTATTTAATTTTCAATTATTTAAAAAAAAATATTTATTTTGTAAATTCTCCTAAATAATTTTGACCTTCAGATGGTTCAACCTTTGACATATCATAACGTCTTACAGGATAACATTCTGCTGGCTCAGAAACAACAGGTGCTGCCTTAGGTGCTTCAGTTACTGCAGCAATAACTGGTGCAGCAACAACTGGTGCTTCAGCGACTGGTGCTTTAGCAGCTGGTGCAGCAACAACTGGTGCAGAAGCAACTGGTGCTTCAGAAGCTGGTTCTTCAACATTTTCTAAAAATTCCCATAATGCTTTATTTGTAGAATAATTTACTGTTACCATAAAAGCAAGAGCAATTAATATAGATGTAGAAGGACTAAATTGAGCTGTCCATAACACTAATGAAAATATAAATAACTTAAAGTATTGATTTTCAAATAATACTAAAACTTCGTTTGGCAATGATGGTGCTAATCTAGCTACATATAAGATAAGCAGTAAGTGAACAACACCCCTAATAATAGTTGGTTTTTTAACATATTCATTTAGTAAATTAGAAAGTTGAGTATCAAATGTATTAACATATGTATTAACGTATTCCATTATATTTTATATAATATAATAAAATAAAATAATTTTTTTATTTTCTATAAAATTATTTATTATATTAATTAATTAATTTATATATTATTTTACTAAACAAAATTATTTAGCTGAAATCTTTTTTCTTGACACACGTTTTTTAGCACTTTTTCTTGATGTCTTTTTTCTTGATGTTTTTTTTGGGGACTTTTTAGAAGAACGTTTTCTTGATGTCTTTTTTCTTGATGTCTTTTTTCTTGATGTCTTTTTTCTTGATGTCTTTTTTGGGGACTTTTTAGAAGAACGTTTTCTTGATGTCTTTTTTCTTGATGTCTTTTTTGGGGACTTTTTAGAAGCACGTTTTCTTGATGTCTTTTTTCTTGATGTCTTTTTTGGGGACTTTTTAGAAGAACGTTTTCTTGATGTCTTTTTTCTTGATGTCTTTTTTCTTGATGTCTTTTTTGGGGACTTTTTAGAAGCACGTTTTCTTGATGTCTTTTTTCTTGATGTCTTTTTTGGAGAAAATGTATCTGAATCTGGTAAATTAGTTTCTAGAGTTGGCAAAGAATCTTCTGTACTTGTTTCCATATTTTCTAGTTTTTCTAAAAAATCATCTAATAATTCTGAACGTTCTGATCTAGGAGATTCAAATGGTAATTCTTCTAAATAATCATCGCGATCACTACTTGTTATAGAACTATAACTTGCTATATCTGAAAATAATGGTGAATCAGACATTATTTATTATAATTTATAAAGAAATTAAAAAAGTTGAATTTACTTTAATTAATAAATATTATATATGAAAGAAAACAATTTAGACAAAATTATTCCAACTCATCCAAATAGAAAACGTGTTTATGAAAAATTTTTTAATTTAATTAATAATAATATAAATAATTATACTGAATTTTCTTATAATTCTGAAGACATTAAAAAAATGGCTATTAATTTAGAAAGAGGAATTTTTAATTACTCAATTTCTATGTATACAAATAAAAAAATAAATGAAACATGGAATACATTTTTTAATAATCTTTATATAAACAGAGCAGTCATTATTTATAATAATTTAAATCCAAATAATTCACTTCAAAATAAAACATTATTAACTAGATTATTATCTAAACAAGTAAATGAATTTCAAATAACATCATTTAGTACAGAACAACTTTTTCCAGAAAAATTTAAAGAATTACAAAATAAATATCTAAAAAATTTAATAGAAGATATACCAGAACAAATAAAATTAGAAGATCGTCCTGATGGTTTATTTAAATGTGGTAAATGTAAAAGTTATAAAACAGAATATAATGAAAAACAAACTAGATCTGCTAAAATCATTGGCTAGAAAAGTACCCTACCAATAACATCTTGGTTCTGTTATTGGGAAAATAGTTGGAGTCCAAGTTTAATACTCAGGTGCTAGTTAATCAGTATGATTAGCGACATCATCAAATTGCGGGAAGTCCCTTAGAGCCTTTATTACTACTTTTATTTGGAAACATTTAAAAGGAACACGGATAATAACCGTACACAATAGTAAAAATATAAAGGATTGGGTAATCCGCAGCCAAGCTTCTTAACTTAATTGAAAGAAGAAGGTTCAACGACTAAATGGTGGTGGGGGTTAATTAACTCTTAAGATATAGTCTATTCCCTGGTAAATATTCAGAAATGAAGGGTATTCAAGGATGAACCCACTACAAAATTTTGTTATTGTCATAAATGCGGCAATAGATGGAAATTCTGTTAAAAATTAAAATTCATTATCTTAGGATTTTAAATTTAGAATTTTGTGAAGATTGTAATAATAATTGAAAATATATTTATAAATATTATAATTAATGAATTGTAATATTTGTAATAAAAATTTTACATCAAAAAGTAATTATTATATTCATAATAGAGAAATTCATACTTATTATAATTGTAAATATATAAAATGTGAATTTTGTGAGAAAAATTTTTATAGTCCTATTTTTAATAAAAATAAAAATATTCCTTATTATTTAAAATGCGAAAAATGTAGAGAACTTCAGATATATTTTAATACCAATGATTTAAAATCATATTCTTATGTATATAATCATGATAATAGATATTATTTAAATAAAGGAAAGTTTATACAAGTATGTCATATATACAATTGTGATAATAAAACTGATTATATCAATAAAAAATGTAATATACACACTAATTTTGATACAAAATTATGTAAAGGAACTAAATGTAATAATTATTTTATATCAAATGAATTTAATTTTTGTGAAATTTGTAGACAATTTAATAATAAATCTAAAATGAAAACAAGATATAAGTTATATGATTTAAAAATTAAATTAGGTGGTAAATGCACAGATTGTGGTCTAAAAGATTTGTTTAAATTAGAATTCGATCATATTAATCCAAAATTTAAAACAAAACAAATTACAAAAATACATCCAGATAAACTAACAATAGAATTAGAAAATATACAATTATTATGCTCTATATGTCATAGAATAAAATCTTATAATGAACAAAAAATTACAATAAAAGAAAATAGTAAAGATAATAAAAAGAAACTTGTAAAAGAAATTAAAAGAAAAATTGGTGGATGCCAGATTTGTAACTGGAATCATGAAAATGATGATATAAATTCTTATTGTTTAGATTTTGATCATATTTATGGTAAAAAACATAAACAGATTTCTAATTTATATTTATGTAAAAGAGAAATAATACTAGATGAAATCGAAAAATGTAGGTTAATTTGTAGAAGTTGTCATCAAATGTGGACATGTTTTCAAAGAGGTGGAAAAATGTTAAATATTTATTATAATAAAGAACAAATACAATATTTTAGAAATTTATTAGATGATAATAATAAAAATATCGAATATAATAATAAGATTAAAGAGATTATAAAAATTTATAAGTAATTATGATTTTGATTTATAAAAGCTAATACAACACCATAGCAATAAATATCACGAAAAATCACTAGTAACTTTAGATTACTTTTTAAAAGTTTTTTATTTGGATCCAAACCATTCAGATAAAAATTATTTCCCATAATAACTTAAAACTAGTACAACAACTGTCCTGCTAATAATAAGTGTAGATATTTGGTCAAGTGATGTAAACATCTGAGTCAATTGGATTATTTACTATTGATTACAAAAACTTTAGAACCTCTTTTAAACCCACTACTAAATTTTGTTATTGTCACAAATG